ATTACATACGCATTCTCTGCTACGACCTCTCCTGCAGGATTGGTATAAATTGGTAGTTGGAGTTGCACATCAGTAGCAACTCGTCCATCTGATTTTCGCCCAAAATATGCCGGATCAATCGTAATTCGATTATAGAGATAGTTATCATTGTTGCCACTAATGGGTCCATTAATTGTTTTGCGATTCAATGGAGTATTGTATGGTTCTTTTTGTCCCAAATTAGTTAACGTGAATCTCTTAATAATTTGCCTTAAATTAGTGACTTTCTCACCAATAGTCAATTCTTCAGCCTTAGTCTCAGTCATCTTGGACATTGGAAAAGTCCGTGAAGCGGTATTGGAAACTTGTTCATTATGTTCAACTCCTTTTGATGTGAAATTGAAGACTTGAGCCTCAAATTCTTCATCTTCAACAAGAGCATTATCATCATCTACAACATAATTTCCAAAGTCAGGAATTGCAAAAGAAATATCATCCCCACCACAAAGCCACATATTTACTGGACAGTTATTAGCAACACTATCAGTAGATGCACGGAGTGGAGTAAGTACTTCAACACTAATATGACCAGTTGAAAATTTTCTTTTCTCAAATTATTTACATCACTGTATCCTGTTACAATTGTCTCTTTCCAAGGAACATTTGCAACATATGGAATTTCAAATTCTTATTCTGAAGTTACAGACAAATCCAATATCCAATTATAAGCATTTTGATTAATCTTTCCAACTGTTGAATAATCATACACTCCAGGGTGAAAAGTGATTCTCAACCGTCCGGTGTGAAACGCAGTTTTCGCGACGGTCAAACGATATTTGATCGATCCTCTCCAATATCGAAACATGGAGGTGATAAATCCCAATGTCGTTGGACTAAGTGAAGATGCACTTCCAATCGCCATGCCAGGAGTCACAGCATTGGCATGAATCTGAGTTCCAACAGTTTGATTTACATCCCAATTAATATTTGATCGAAAAATACAAGATTTCTTTGCTACATATCTAATGTCCATTTCATCCACATCCGTTGAGAAAAGTCCTGCACTATAAGTGAGACCATTATCAGGAGCAGCAGCCAACTTGGATGAAAGATCAATGCCCGTCATATTTGTGTAACCCTTTGCAGGGATATTCACAAAAGGACAATTTTTATCCAAATTGGTAGGTTTATTCCACCCAATCGCTTCTGCAGCTCCGCTAACAGCTCTAAAAACCCATTCAACAGGACGTACCCATGGTCCGAG